GTAGTTCAGGTTCTCTTCCAACAGTTTGAAGTCACCACTTTCGTGAGCGCACTGGCTGATGAACGAAGCAATACGCTCAGGCGTGGTGATGCCATACTTGGGAAGCATATGGTTCAAAACGTCGCACCACTCGCCAGCTTCCTTGTTGCTGGGCAGCATCTGCGACAGTTGATCCTTACTCAGCAGCGTCATCTTGCTTCTCCTTGTTGGCGTTGCGACGGCTTGCCAACATAATGCCAGACAGTGTGCCAGTCAGGAACGTGGCAATAGGCTGGATCAACTCGAAGAACTGTTGATCGTTGGGCGCGGTGCCGTTCATTGGCTGCGTCACAAAGATCAAGCTGTAGAGAACAGCGAAGATTGTTCCAGTCAAAGTAACCGCAAGGCAGATGCCAACGAAGAAGCGAAGCTTTGCCTCTAGCGTATCTGCATAGTCATCGACGTTCATGGTTCCCTCCGAATCAGATAGTCGGTGCAGCTTCCGTCAGCCTCGCATAGAGGGGGCTGGCAAATAGGGTCAGACCACATGGTAGGGTCTTGGCAAGGATAGCGATAGAAGCCTTCACCAGCCGTCAAGATGAGCATAGTAAAGGCGATCACAGCCAGCGCGAGAATGGCAAACGGACCATAGCTAATGATACTCCACAACACATGTATTGCTCTGCTCATCACCACACCTCGTTGTTCTGATAGTAGAGAAAGATCATCAAACCGATCATCGCAGACACAGAAGAGATTATCAGTAAGATCAGTGCGCCGCTAACGATCATCTCCTTTATCTCTGCTCTGCGATGTTCGTGAGACTGACGCCGCTTGCGAATGTCAGCCTCCATCTTGAGGAACTCATCCCACCCGCTTTGGCCGTAGCTGAACTGAATGTAGGTGCGAAGCTCGTTGCGCTGCGCTTCTACCTTCTTCTTGGCAGCAAAGACCTCCATAGCCTCAGCTTGGGCGCTGCCGTTGAACGCCTTATACCAAGGCGGGTCCTCTGCTTTCTTCTCAAAATACTCCAAGTCAGAGATGGCGCTGGCCCACTGGGACAGTTGACCACTCATGTCTTGAAGCTCACGCCCGAACTCAATGCCCTTCTTGATCGCATTGTAGGCGCTCGAAGCCAGAGCTATCGCGCTTACTGGATCAAGCATGGCACGTTACCCCATCTTCATAAGCACAGAGAGAAGCAGCATGATGATCGTGCCTGCGGCAGTAATCAGGATTGCCTCAAGCCGCTTTACACGATGGAACACTTCTTTGAATTGAAAGTGAACCTCAGTCTTCACGGATGCGACATCCTTCTCCAACTGGTCAACCTTGGGTTCCAGACGATCAAGGCGCTGGTGGGCAGAGACAAGTGTATTCATGGGCATCACTCAGGTTTAGTCGGCCAGTTGATAGTGTGCGGAAAGCCTTGCTGGTTGGTGATGTCCCTCAAAGCTTGGCGATAGGTAGCCCACGCAGTTGGGACAGGAGTTCCCTTCTCAGCGTTCATCACCACAATCCAGTCCGTCTCCGCCAGCAGGCGATCACGCTCTGCGCGCACGCTCTTGGCTGCTGTTGCATCAAGGCCAGTCTGATACGCAGCCTCCTGCTCGGCTTTCGTATGCAGCACGCCCTCGTCGTCGGTGTAATCTGCGAACATGTCGCGCACGGCCCACCGCTCGACCCAGTTGCCGTTGTCATCCTGCTCGACGCCATCGCGCACGGCGGTCTGATACTGGCCTGCGTCCGGCTGCGGCGTGGGAAACACCGGATCGAGCATGAGGCTGTCCAGCGTGGCCTGCGTCCAGACGCGGGGGAACGAGGTATTGACATGGTGCCGACGCCACTCTCCCTGAGATTTCACTTTGCCTGTAGTCTTGTGCCGATAGTCGCCCATAGTTGATCCTCCTATGCGATGGCGAGAAAGATGTAGCTACCGCCGCTCTGGTTCGTGCCAGCAAACGACGTCGACAGAGCAAAGCCGCTGTTGTCGGGGTCTATGTGGTCGGTAGTGCCAACCTCTGCGGCGATGCTGTTCATTTGCATATACGGATCATTTCCTGAGACGATGCCACGCACTGTATCCCACACATACCAAGCGTCAGCAGCATCCGTTCGCTTGATGAGGACAAAACGCGCACCACCCGTGAAGCCGCAGTTGATGGTCTGCGACGTGCCGTTGCCCGTGTAGCTGCCGACCTTGCTTACTTCGGGGAGGGTGGCGAAAAGGTAGGCGATGTAGGTAGCAGCACTCGTATTTACGTCTGCGTTTGTGCCTAAAGTAAATGTAGTAGCCGTTGGGCTAGTGTCATTCCAGTAGGTTATATCATCAGCGGTTCCAGCAGTAGAGTTTAAAAGAAGATAGTCCGTGTTGTCGCCATAGTATACAGCCCAGTCATTACCAGTAGAGCGGCATCTGACAATCATTAACTCAGGCGCAACGCCCAAGTTATGCGATACAGTGCGATTAACACCAGTCCCAGTATACGCCACCACATCGAAGAAGCCGGGGGCGCGAACAAGCCCATAACTTATATGGTTTCTAGTCCCAGAACTAGATGCCCACCAATCATCAAACAAAGATGGAGCATACATTGTATACTGACTCTTTCTCGACCAATAACTGGGTGCAGTATACTCAGAAGCTGTCTGAGTGGCTGCAAGTGCTATTCCATTTATATTGCGAAGCTTATCAACAAATAAAAACTTAACACCACTAGCAGGTCTATTTGCATTGATTTCGACATCAAAATTAACATCATGCGTCACTTCTGCAGACGTAGTAGTTGCTGCATAATTCTTTATGCTCAAGACTTGCGTCCCGCTCGTCGGCTCACGCATAGGGCCACGGCGGATGGCGATGTAGATGTAGGTGCTGCCGTTGGCGTTGTAGTCTGCATCTGTGGTGTTAAGTTGGAACCCCGTCGCAGTTGGCGATACGAACGTGCCAGTCGTTTCTGCGGCTGAGAGATTAGGATTAAGCACCGAGTCAGTGCCGCCGACAACGAAACCACGCATATTGTCGATGAGATTCCAATTTCCTAAACCATTACTGCGCTTAATAAGCAGCCATTGCGGCTCCCAGCCAAGGCTGACAACAGGTCCAGCGGCCAAACCATTCCCAGTATAAGTGTCGCACGCAATCAGCCCATCGCTGCCATCACCGGACGGCCCTAGCGGGTCGTGGGCGAAGAGGTACGCAACGTAATTGCTGCCAGAGCCATTGACGGTGAGTGATGTTCCAAGAGAAAACTCAGTGGCAGTAGCCGTTGTGCTGTTCCAACGGGTTGTACCAGTTGTTTTCGCCGCAGTCGTGGAAAGCACTAGATATTCAGTGTTGGCAATGCTCCGATGATATACTTGCGCGCTATCAGTATTATTTAGCCGCTTAATGATGATGCACCCCGGAACGACACCAAGATCGTGCAATACCGTGCGGTTAACGCCAGTCCCACTATACGTCACCACATCAAAAAAGCGCCGAGCCTGACGAAAAGTCCATGAGGCATTGAGTAGGCCATTCCCATTTGCAACAGCAGAGCCTATGCTAAACCCGTTAGAATTAAAAGAAGTTAATGAGTTTGCGACTGTTTGCTCTACTCCAGCCCCGTCGCTTGTGACGTATTTTGTCGCTCCACGTTCCGTGTCAAACAAAAAATTCTGTGTGCCAGTGCTGCCGCGTGGCTTAAGCCAAACCAGCCCACCCTCGCCCGACAGATCAATCCCGTTGGTGATCGTCTGCGTGGAGCCGTTGCCCGTGTAGAGATACGTCGAGAACACATCCTCAATCGCAAGCAGTTCAGCCGCCGCTGTCGCCCCGAGCAGTTTTGTCTTCAGCATCACGCATCCCCCACGCGAGCGCCGTAGACCTGTGTGCTGACCTTGAACAGCACGATGACCGTGTAGCCGCTCGTGTTAAGTGTAGGGGCCACGCCGCCATCAGTTTTCCACACTACGCCAGAGCCGCCGAATGTCGCATCCGTCCATGTCAGCGTGTAGGCAGAGCCATCATCAACCAGTAATGTTACCGCCTCGCCAGCGGCGAAATTAGTGGCCTTCGGTGTGCGGCTTGCGCCCAGCGTGATAAGCTGCACAGAGCCGTTGCCGGGGTCGATCTCGAAGGCGGCACCATCTGTGATCGTAAAGACATCTTCGAGGATCGTGCCGATGAGCGCAGGATCGGTGAGCGTCTTGTTGGTCAGCGTCTCCGAGCCTATAAGCGTGGCATAGCCAGTAGCAGGTAGATAAACAGAAAGCCAAGAAGACCCGTTGTAAACTCGCATCTCGTTGGCAGAGGTGTTGAAATAAAGCGCACCAGTCAATAGCGCAGCGCCATCATTGTCGAGCGTTGGGTTGCTGCTCTTTGGGCCAAGATAGCGATCATCAAAGCTGTCGTAACTTGCGGCAGCGGCGCTTGCAAAAGACGCAGCATTTGAAGCTTCAGAAGCAGCGGAACTTGCAGAAGACGCAGAAGCACTTGCCGATGAAGATGCAGCACTTGCAGACGAAGAAGCAGCACTTGCAGACGAAGATGCAGCAGACGCGCTAGATGCAGCCGCAGAGGCGCTGGAAGCCGCCGCAGAAGCCGAACTCGTAGCAGAGGCAGCATCGACAATGAGCGCCCACTTGGCGCTGTCTGTGTTTGTCGTAAGAGGCTGAGAGCCGCTTGAGGTATGGGCTACCAAGCAAATGAAGATGTTATTAGTAGAGGTATCCTTGACCAGATCGCGCTGGAGGTAAGACGTAGAAGCCGCCCAGTTGCCTTTGTAGACGCCGATCTCATTGGTGATGCTGACCGCCCCAACGCTATCGAAAGCGAAGATTTTGTTTGCGCGGGCAGATGCCAAAGGAATCTCAAGGCTGGTCGTAATGTCCGAGTCCTGAACTCGTAGCGCACGAAGAGCTTGGTCCTTGACGTCAGCAGCAATGGCGGTCAGCGTATCAAGTTGCGTGTTCAAAGCTGCGCGGTTGATCTCTACGCCGGGAGTGAAGTCAGTCACTCGCTCGATAGTGACGTCGCGCGTGATCGCAACCTTGGAGCCACCAGTTGCGCCAGTGACGCTCATCGTCACCGTGCCAGTGCTGCCGTCGCCGCCGCTCACAGTGTAGTGTGTAGTGATCGTCTTGAGGACGTTATCCACATACACGTTCAGGTCTGAATCGGCGAAGAACTCAAACGGCACAGCAAACGAAGTCTGCGTCACCCCTTGAGCAACGCTATAGATAATGCGCGGGTTGTTGTCCGAGATGTCGATGGTCATGGGTTCCCCCCTCTCCTTGGCTCTTAATCCACAGAAGAGGGGGTCACATCAACGCACAATGTATCTAGGACAAAGTTACTGC